TGCAAGTATCCTTGCACAGCTCTTGGCTGTTACTGAATTATTGATTAGCTTTTCTGTTATTTGCGGATAGTCGTTTTCTTCGCCAAACATCATGACGCCGTTACTATTCCCAGCACCCATGAAGCGACTTACCTTTATTTTTAAACGTGACCAGATGTCAACCGTCGATATGTTCATTTTATTTTATTTTTTTACGTACTGGCTTTTTGGTTTGCGTCTCGATTTCTTCTTCGGTTGTTTTCTCGATTGTTGCTTGTTCTTGTTCATTATAACCTTCTGGCAACTTGTCAAAGTCAAATTCAGATAGATAACCGTTTTTTAGCGCATTAATTGCCTGCAAGTCAGTAATCGTGTCTGAATAAAAGAACGCACCTTTGACATATTTTATACCCTTCCACGCAGGAATGTTTGTTCTCTTATTGTCCATATAATTAGTTTTTAGTGTTTCAAAGTTAGCTAAAATCTTTTGATAATAGTCTCTAATGCACGATTCGCATAGCGAAGGATTGCCACCATTTAAGAGCAATACGCTTGCTAATTGCAAAAGAGAGCGAAGCGCTTCAGGATTCGAAATAATATCCTGATAACTCCGCCCTCTAATGTTGTCAAACCAAGTATCTAACGCCATGAAAACGCTAAGTTGTAGTTAGAAGCCCATTAAGCAATGTCTTTGTCGAAGCGAAGTCGTTTGAATAGACAATCCAATAAGGATAAGGCTCTTCATTTCCGCCGAGAGACTGTAGCTTAATCTTTCTGCTTGCTGCGTCTGTATTCCAGTCAAGCGTATCTTCTGCTTTCCAGAGACCGCCTTTTACACCGTAAGCCAGAAAAACGCCTTCGCCAGTCGATGTTTTGTGTTTTGTTTCAACGATGACTACGACATCATTAAGCCCAGTAACATTGATAACATCTTCAGCAAGAGATTCAAAACTTTCGAATGTTACCCATTGCTGATATGTGTCAGGTCTCGTGTCAGCAACTACTATAGAGTGCCCTGCGTTAATGCCCTTTTTGTAAGCATTAATCGTATAAGCTTTCTTACCAGTTGCAAGCTTAATGCTTGTAATTGTATTCTCTTTGTCTTTCGTTGACGAGAATACAAACTCGGCTTCTTTTCTGTTGAACACATAAGCAACAGGTTCAAGCCCTGACACCTTAACTGTGGTGCAGTTGCTAACTATGTTCTTAATAATTCCATCAGTGCATGCCATAACCTTTGTTTTTTTGGTATTATACAGCTACTGCGACAAGCTCTTCATCAACGACCTTACAGTCGATGCGGTAAGCAAAATCAATTACATGCTTCTTATGATAGCTATTATATTCGCTTGTAAGCGAATACAAACTATTCGTATCAGACGTACCGATAGGTATAGCATTAATGTCCGCTAAAATAGCCCTGTGTGGCAAATACCAGGTTATGCCATTATCGAAGTAGGTTCTAATAATGTTATCCCAGTCTGGACGAGGAATAATCGGAATGCCTCTATATTGCCATTGATTAGAGCCTTGTTCAGCTCGTGTTAGCGTAAACCCTAAGCTCTGACCTTCGAGATAATCAATCCAATTGTTCAGCAGCGACCTTGTACATTGTATAACCAAGTTTGAGCCACGCCCGAAAGCCTGCGCAGGTATGTTTGCATACAAAGCCCTAAATACCTTCAATGCTGTATCGCTTGCAAGATTCAATTGAGCAGTCTTCGTTGCAGCGGCGTTTTCGGTAATTGTATAGCGGTAAATTTTGTTGTTTGTGGTCAATGCGAATATTTGCGGCCACATGCCGTTCAAAATGTTAAAAAACGCCTTATCCGTTCCAGCCGTAAGAAGCTCGTCGCCATCTTTGTCGCCATTAGGACTATGTGTCGTTGCGTTAAATTCTGTTATCCTAATAATGCTTTCATGGATAGCGTCGTAAAGTCTATCTTCGATAAAAGCCAAAGCCTCGTTATCAATGCTCGACCATAGATTTTTTGCGATGCGGCTCTGTTTCCACATCTTAAGCAGCTGAGGAATATCCTCCTGGCAGTGTTCGATTCTACCTTGGATCAATTTAGGCGTCCACTGTTTTTGCGTTACAGGGATTGACGATTGAACGACATTCGACACGCATCCTCCTTGTGCAGCACGACCAACCATTCCAAGGCGTCCGAAAATCGGAATGTATTTATCCATTTCGACACCTGTCTGAATTGCATGGATAGACGTCAATTCAGGCGATTGAAGTGTTTTCTTAAATACAGCCTCACTTGCGCTTTGCGCTTCGGCTGTATTGAGGGTTAATAAACTATAATCAATTACAGAACTCATAGTCGTTTGTTTTTAGATGTTAAACTTTTTTACAATTTTTTTGTCTGCGTTTGTTTCTGCAGGCAAATTTGCAAAATTTGCAACGCCAAATTTCGTTTTTATTCGATTTAGCTCGTTTTCAAGATTTCTTACCTTTTTTTCTGTTTCAACAATTTTTTCAATGCTTTCCTTGAATAGGTTAACTACCTCGTTAAGCGTTGCGACCAATTCTTCCGTTCCACTATCTGCCTTTTCCTGCTCATGCGCAGAATCAGACGCAATGTCACGGATTTCGGTTAATACACCCTGAACGAACATAAGCACTTTACCGCCTTGAAATTGCTCCAGAATATACTCCCCGTCGGCAGGCACACCATTTACTGTTGCCGTAACCCCGAGAGTTATCTGAGCTTCGTCGGTAATATCTGCCCCAAAATCGAGCTCATTTCCACTAATGTCAGTTAAGACAATGTTTTTAAAGCGAAATTTTTCCGCTAAAGCCTTTATAAGCTTTTCAATTTGTTCTAATTTCTTGTTCATAGTATTCTTGAGTTTTGCATTAGCCATTACTTTATTTTTTGTTTTATTTGTAACTTCGCTTTTAATAGTTTTTGCGAAGTTTAATTTTTCAATTTCTTCCGACGTTAAATATGTTTCTCTTTCCATCAAGGCTCGAAGTATATTAATATCTGAGCCTGTACGGTCTCTATAGATTTGCAATGTTTTATTTTCGTAATTAACAAGCTCTTTCAAGTCGTCGATCAAATCATACTTGTTTCCGCTTGTGTTCAACCATGGCAAATGAATCAAAAATTCGCCTTTTGAAACATCGAAATACCGTTCATCAGCAGCCAAAAAGATAACGGTTGCTGCGCTCATTACATCGCCGCTATTGGTAGCTACGATTTTATATTTATTCGATAGGTTTCTGATATAACTATAGATGTCAATAGCTTCGTCAATATAACCGCCATAGCTGTCTATAACAAACATAATCGAATCGCCGTCCTTCAGGTCAAGAGTTTGCAGAATTATATCATTTAGCGTAACGTTTACACCGATTTCGCCGCTAATTTTGATTTGTTTGACCATCTTTTAATATTTTTTAGTACAAATTTATATACAATTTTTTGAATTATAGTATTTGTGTGTAATTTTTATTGTATACCTCGTTTTGTTTCCTTATTACGTCGTCTATAACCAAGACAGGCTGTACGTTTATTCTTGCAAGCTGCTCTGCAATTGTCATATTATTTGACGTTTCGATATTTCTTGCAATCATTCCTGCACCTATCTGTCCAGCGACGTTTTGATTTATTTTCTCAGCTTCTCCAGCCGCTGTACCAGACGAGGAAAACGAAGCATTAGACAACTGATTGCCAGCCATTCCGCCAGATGTCTCTGGTAGTCCTGATTTTACAGACCATATGTCGCTTACAGATTTTGCACCTGCAGCTATTACAAGAGCCGCATTAGCAGCACCGATTATCTGACCAGCTGGTGGTGGGATAACTTGCGCTGCTGCATAAGCCGATTGAGCACCCTTAATTGTATCAACTGCTACCTGTGCGCTGGCTGCAAGTTTCCCTGCATAAGTAGCCTTCCCAAATAGGTTTGCAACATTATTTGCAATTGAAGCTGCAAGTTCGAGCTTTGCTGCGTTCTTTTGTTGCTCAAGCTGTAACTCATATTTATTGTATTTTTTATTTATCAATGCGACATCGGCGCCAGTTCTTTCTGCTGCTGCAATTTCAAGCTGTCGCTGCCGTTCAAGCTCTGCCTTTTGCGCCTCAAAAAACGCTGCGCTTCCTTCTTCGAATAATTGTAATTTATTCTGAGCGTCTATTTCAATCCTTTGAGCTTCTTGTACAGCATATTCTATCTGTATTTGCTCTTTTGCTTGCTGATATTTTTCTTCAATGTCAAGCAATGCGTTTCTATAATCATTTTCCGTTATTAAGCCTGTTTCATATTGCTGTTTTTTTATTTGTTCCTCGAGTTTTCTTTCAGTATCCAAACGTTCAAATTCATTCTGAATGTCCTGCTCTGTAAAATACCTGCCTTCCTGTATTTTCGATTTGTTTGCTTCACGCCATAGTCTTAACTTGTATAACATATCATTTACAGCGGCTTCTGCGGCATCTTTTCTTCGTTTTGCTTCTTTTTCATCCCGTTTTTGCCGCTCCTGCTCTTCTTTTTGTCGTTTCTGCTCTTCATCCTGCCTTCTTTTTTCTGCTGCTTGTCTTGCTTTCTCGTAATTCTCGTCGAGCTTATTTTGTATTTTTTCACGAATTTTAATGCTTTCATTTTCAATATCAAGTAGTTTTTCTTCTCGTTTTTTAAGGTCTTCGATTTCAGCGTCGGAAATTGTCTTTCCACCTTTCACCTTATCCTGCAACTCATACAGATATTCTATGCCATATTTTCTAAGATTGTCTACCTCTTCTTTGCTTAGCTTATGTTTATTAGCAATGTTTTTGATTTGATTTTCGTAGTCTTCTTTTGCAAGCTCAAGCCTTCTTTCGTGCAGTTGCTCTTCAAGTTTCCGAGCTTCCTCGAGTATTTTTATTCTCTCTTTCTCAGATATTGTCCTGTTTTTACTTTTTAACATTAATTCGTCAATCTGATTTTGTATCTTTTTTTCTTTGACACTTAATTTATCCCATTCGTCGTCGATGTTTTGTTGAGCCTTTTTCAGCTCCATTGCCGCATTCGCAGTTTCCTTCATTCCGCCAACCAATCCTTTGAAAAAGTCCTTCAACGACATTGCCCCAGTGATTAACCCGATAATTCTGTCCTTAAGAAACGTAAATACACTTGCCAGCGCTGCAGCTCCTTGTTCTACCTTGTCCATATAAGGTTTAAATGAACTAAGTGTCTTGCCAAGAGCATAAAATGCGCCAACAATAGCACCAATCAGCAGTCCTATCGGGCTCATTAAAAATCGAAGCATCTTCAAATTAAGATTATCGACGCCAACACCAGCTATGCCGAAACTCTTTGATACATCACGAAGCCCAAAACCCATCTCTTTCATGGCGTCAACGTAGCCGCCAACACTCATCTTGTTTTGCTTCAACTTGTCCGAATTTTCAAAGATGATTTTATTGTTTTCATTGAGCTTTTTGTTTATTTCTTCGTTGCGCTTCCTGCCCTCCTCGGTTTCAAGATTTAGCAATTTTTGCTCCTGCCTCAGTTTTGCATTTTCGGCTTCGAGCTTCATTATCGTTCCGACGGTGTCTTTATGTGCATTCATTAATTTTCTGAATACATTTTCCGTAGTTCTAAGTTCTTCTTGTGTAGTCTTAAGTTCACCGCTAAGAATTATATATTCGTCCGACAACTCTCCGCCAGACTCTTTTGCTTCTTTTTGTTTTTGTTTCAATTCCTCAATACGAGCCTTTAACTGCTTGATAGTTTCAAGCATTTCGTCGGCGTTAAGGTCTAATTCTAATATCTTAATTTTTTCTGCCATATTACCTTAATTTGAACTGTAACCAAACCCTTGTCCAACCGAATCACTAAAGATGTTCCCTACTGCGTCAACAAAGAAGTGCGATTGTGCAGGAGTTGTAATTGTTTTATCGCTTACTTTGACAAGCGTAATTTTCGTCGGCTGTCTCTTTACAGCGTTGTAGTTATCAATCTTTGAAACAATAAATGAACAGCCAAATAGGTCAACATAATAAGTTGCAAAATTTCTGAACGTCTTCAAATCGTTCAACGTTAGCCATTTTTCAATGACAAAAACTTGCGGATATTCATAAATTATCTGTAAAATGTTATACTCGTTCGACAAGTCATACAATACAGGAATATAACACTTAACGTTAACCTCATTTGTTTCATATTTTGCCAGCACACTCAATTTTGCGACTGATAGTATTGCAATAACAGGATTACTATATGCCTCGCTATTAGATAGATTCGGAATATTAATGCCACTATCATTTACAAATCCGAAAGCGAATGCAGGTATTTCAATAAGTGTCCCTTTTGCCTCGATGTTTTTGTTTTTGCATTCAATTGTTCGACCTGCATATGTTTCCGAAAAGCCTTCTGGAACAGCTTTATATTTAATGATGTTAGTTTGTTTAATGTTTTCGATAATCGGACTAAATTCAACAATTTTAGAAATATTGCCGCTGAAATCTTTTAACGGTGCAAATTCTGAAATTCTGTCGTATCGATACAAGTAATAACTATTTAACCCCTCATCGATGTTGTTATCAATGCAAACATTGAACATCTTAACAATAGCCTCAAAAATAGAATAGAATGTTAAATCTGAACCAGCCTGCGAGTTGTCTTTAATTTTATTATGCTCGTCTGCTGCTGCGAAATAAAAGCCACTATCATTTTTGATGATTAAAAATGGTAGGAAAATTATTGCGCTCGCAAAATATTCGTCTTTGAAAAAATTACCGAGGAAATTGTCGCCATTATGAAAATCAATCGAATATTTATTTTCTACAAACTTCAAAAAATCCTTTGCAAAAATGAAGCAATGCGCACCGTAACACTCTGTTGTTGTAGTATCATTCGATTTGTACACCTGAGTACCAATCGTTTCAATATCTGGGTAAAAAGTCGAAAATGTATAAGGAATGATAATTCCATTATTGTTATTCAGATACTGAGCTATAAAGCTCGTAAACGTTCCTGCAAATTTATTTGCTTGTCTATGCGCCCCAACAAACTGCAATAAATCGTTTGTATAGTTAATAACCTTATCGACCTTCATCCTGTCGAAAGCCTCGTATTTCTGATATATCAACAATTCTATTCTACTACCAATAGTTTCTACCCTTGCTTTTGCATTAAAAAGAAGAATATCACCGTCAACATAAATCGTTATATAGAGAGGTTCATAAGGCAAACTCGAAAAATAATAACTACTGCCTGCGAAGCCAATGGCAGCAAGATTGTTCGCCGTTTTTGGAATGCTGAACTTATTAGAAACAGTAACCAACGGCGTTGCTGGCTTTGTCACATCGTAAGTAGCAATGCTCAAGCCAACTGCCGTTTGCTCGTCAATATCAATTTGCCTGTTATTTACTAAGATAACTACCATTACCTTTGAATTGTTCTCATTCCGTATATTTTTAGCTGTATTTCAATGTTCATCATTTCGCCCTTACCTTTTCGAATAACATACTGCCCGTCGTTGATTTTAGCCCGATACCAATTGCTATTGATTTTTGCTTCTATCAATGGACTATAAAATATATCCTTTAATGCCGCCCAGAATAACGGCTCGACACTTGCGCCAATATTGATAACCCTTTCTGCTGTATATCCAAGCGTTGAGGCATTACCGGTTATATTGATGATATCACCTATGTTCTTCGTTGATATTTTGTCAGAATATCGTTCGCAAAATTGATAGAACCGCAACAGCCCATTTCTGTCAAGATATTTAACGATTATGCCGTTGTCTATCTTTTTTGCGACATAGACGTTTTTTGCTATAATTCCGTCTTGAAACGTCTCTGAAACTGTCGTATAGCCTAAATTGTCAAAGATATATTTACCCCTGTATATCATCCGAAAGAAATTAACATTACAAATATATACTGTCCGTTAACTAAATCATTTCTCTTTGAATCATCTGATATATAAATAATATCATAATTTTCAAATCTTGAAATTTGACCTACTTTAAGCGCTGCAGCCGAATTCCCTGCACATTCGGAAGGCATATCAATCATTGCGATTATTTGATGCCCCCAAGTATCAAGATTATGCGTGTATTTGTATCTCCCAACCTCCAGCCGTGTTACATCGATAGGTATATTCCAGGTCACAGAGTCATAAGTTAAGTTATTACTTGCTCCCATCTTAATATATCCCATTTCGATGATTGTGAATCCTCGTATACGATTTTGAAGCGTATTTATCGTCGTATCTACTTCTGATTTGTTGTATACCTCGTCTTTCGAATATACATTCAAATTATTGCGTGCTGTCGCTTTGTTTTGAACGTCGTTTAGATTCTGCGACGGACGCAAAAATGACAATTTGCTGTTTAGCCACGAAATCAAATCGTTGAATGTCATGTTTTTTGTTGCCACGCCAGTTCTTCCGAATGCGATACGTTTTTCCATGCCTTGATTAGCGGGAATTTCAATTGGTTGCTCAAATAATCTTTTGTCTGCCATATCTTTATTTTTTAATCGATTACAAATTTGTTGTCTGCATAATCAGTGAAAATGTCATCGTTATAATCAAGCGCATAACTCGTCGTTTGCTGCATCCCAGCTCCGTAATAATAAATATACACTGGTTCGCCTTCAATGGCAAAATAGACTTCCTCGCTATTGCTGTACAAATCTAACACAGCAGCACCTTCATAGTCGTTTCTTGTTGCGTTTAATGCTTCAAACTGAAACGATTCAGTCAGTGTGCCTTGAATGTCGCTTTTTACAACGACTGTAATAACACGAGAAACGTCTGTTTGAATAACAGAATTATCCGCCTGCTCAAAGTCATCTATACTGTCGATAATTAATGCCTTTACAAATTCAGAAGCGTCGAACAAAAACCTACGCTTGCCACCCCCTAAATCCTTGAAAAATATTGCCTTACCAGTAATATAGCTTATTCCATCAACTGTTAGCTCGACAATTAAGTAATCTGGCGGTGTCCCAGTATAGCTTGCGTCGAAATAAAATAATAGCCTATTATGCACAGCATATAGCCTGCAATTATCAACTTGATTAACGTCGACTATATCAATTTTTGTGACCATCCATGAATGATTTTATTACGTCGCTTGTTATTTGCATTGAATATATATCCGATAACTCTTTTTTAAGCTCGCCAACATAACCCTCAACATCATCAAGTAACGTTCCATCGTTGAAACGGTTTGGAACTTTGATTCCCCTTTCGTCGATTTTCTTTGCAACGAAATATGCAAACCTTTTCGGATTGTCGACATTCAATTTTTTATCTTTCACCCATTGCAGAATAATTCCGTACAATCTGCCTCTTTTGTTCGGTGCAGTTGGTCTTCTGCCATGAACCAAATGCCAAGTATAATGCTCGCCTTCGATAATTATCTTATACGTTCCATTACCTAATTCCTGAACGTCGCCAGTTAAGCCCTTTTCCCAGCGACCAGAAGCCTTGAGACCTAACCTGTTGTATTTATTTTTTAACGACTGAACAACGCCGTCTGTCCATTGTCTTAGTTTGTCAATCATAATCTAATGTAATTTCACAGGCGACAAAATCAATATTAGACGCAAATCTGTTCAGATGCATAAGTAACCTTTCTGATGTTATTGTATAACCAAATAGGCAGGCAAATTCATTGTTATACTTAAGCGCCAATTCTGATAATTCTTCAAGCCGAGCATTTAGTTTATCCTCAAAATTTTCTTTCAGGCTCGAAAATGTCGAATCTTCGAACTTCCTGCCATACATCAAGACACCAGAATAAGTTATTTTTTCGATGACATTTCTATTCCGTATTACCGTAGCGTTAAAATCGGCAATAATAACCAATTGATTGATGTCTGGCTGTAACTTATTGCCGGCAACACTTTGGAAGTAATCGCTTCCAAGCAGTATGATTGCATTTTTAAGCGTCGAAAACGTCTTTATATGCTCGTATATCTGCATGCCTTAAATTTTATGACAAAGATATAATCGTTTTAATCTGAAATATTTATTTGTTTAAACTTTTTTTTAGTTTTATTTCTGTTAACCTTTTTTGATAATCGTTTATCCTCTTTTGAGCAACGAGCTCGAGCAGAGCATCTTTGTATTTCATTTTCTTTACTTGCTCAATCGAATAATGCAATGCTATTGCTATTTGCCTCAATTGTAGATATATGCCTATTTCCTCGAGCTCTTCTATCCCTGCCATTATACTGTCGCTATCAGATTCGCTTTTTAACAATTCATTTTCAAGCTCGATACTCTTTTTAATTTGCTCGATAATGTAATTATAATTTTGAATTGCTTTTATCAATTCACATCTGCCTATATTTTTGACGCCCAATTGATACATGTATGTTACCGCTCGCAAAAAGTTCAAATCTTGCAATGTTGCTTGCATTTCCTTCACTATGTCGAAGTCCCATTCCATTACATCGCCAATGCCATAATGGTCAATTGCCTGCCTTGCTCGCTCAGAAAAACGAAGCATCGTGTTTATTTCTGCTCTGTCATTAAGTTCTATATATTCTTTTACTGTCATAGTAATAACTTTAGTTTTCCCCGATAATTATTGATTAAGAACATGGCGCCGTAAATCATTGCGTCTATAGCGTGATCATTCCCATCGACCGGTAGTTCTGCCTTCTTGTCCAACCATGTCCATCCGTTTAGCTCTCGTGCAAGGTTGTAACTATCATCGCTAATGATTATCTTATATTCCTTCAATTTTTTAATAGTTTCGCTTTTTCTTTCTTTAACAGCGCCACGAATGTTTAGCCCGATATGCTTTAAGTCCATTATTGTTCTCAATGCTGCACTATCTGCAATGATAAGGTCTTTCTTGCCAACTTTCTCGATTAATTTTTGAGCCAACTCGTTTGTAGAATTACCAGATTCGTATAACAGTTCACGAGCATATATAACTTTCTTATCGTTATCAACAGCAACCTTAACGAGAGCATCCTTGTCTCTTACACCGAAATCGAGACCATAAACATAGCTGGCATTATTATCCATTACTCCGTACTCATAATCAAGTATAGAATCTTCGAGTTGACCGAACTCGCCCAGCCCGTAGACCTTGTACCAATTTTCCCAGCCAGGCTTGTTGCGCTTATCATGAATGAATTCGAATTCATTTTTTGAGATGAATTTATTTTCAAGATAGGTTGATTTTATTAGCATATAATTTTTTTCCTTCCCAAGTATATGCTCATTAAGCCAAAATTCTCTTGACGGATTAAAGTCTATAATTGTACATTTTTGAGCTCGAGAATAAAATTGCTTAAATACTTCCCAGCTGATGCGTATATTAGCCTCGTTAATAAATATAATGTCTGGGCGCAAAGAATGTGCTTTACCCTCCTTGCCCTCAACGCCGAAAAATTCAATCATTGAGTTGCCGAGGAAGTATCTTTGTTCTGATTTATTTTTGACGTAATCGATGTTTATTCCAGCGCTTTCAAGTATACTATCGAATATCTTTATTGCCCCTGATTTTAGATGCGGCAAAGCATAAGAAGCAACAATTATGTGGAGTTTATTTTTTGACAACAAGGCTATATAGGCGAGCATTTGCATAATCGCAAACGTCTTTCCAGAGCCTTGTCCACCTTGATTAATAATAAGCTTATATCCATCGAGGTAAGCCCGCAAATTCTTTTTAAATAGCTCACTTGTCGTCATTTAATTGAGTTAATAATTCTTTCGTTTCATCATCGTGAACTTGAATAGTCGGAGCTGATATAGTAATATTTTGATCCGCAGACCCATATGCTCTATCTAATATCTGAAACAACGTTTTTTCTGCTGATTTACTAAGCAAAAATTTTGAGATTAATTTGACAAATACAGGGAAATATTTTGTCTTGTCAGCTTTGAGACTTGCAATTTCCTCAACTTTATCGACAGGTAAATTAAGTAATATCTGAATAGCTTCTGTCATTTGCGTTTTTGTCAAAGGCTCATATCCGTTCTCTTTTAGCTGCTGATTAATCAAATTAACAACCTTTCTTGGCCTCCCTTTACGATTAATATGCTCAGGATGTTTATCGAAGCCTTTGTTAATAACGTTCAGTCTTACATCATATTTTTCTTTGCTTTTATCTTCTGTTTTTTTGCTCATTGTATTAATAGCTTCATTGTATTAATCGTTGTAATCTTTAATTAGATTCAAGAATTCATTATTTATTTTCAGTTCGCTTAATTTAACCATAGTTATATTAAATTGAATAAGTTGGCAATTGTATAATTCCATGTTAAACATTCAATCTTATATTTTGTATCTTTGCGTTTAGCATTTACAGCA